GCGAAGCCGATGAATGGGCCGCCAATCAGCTGCTAGATGATGGCCTGGTAGAAGAGGCCGCGTGGGAATGCGACGGCGAGCCCGTGGCCATGGCCGCCGAGTTGGGTGTTACCGTGCACCTGCTGCGCACCTGGGAGCGTCTTTACCGTGTTGGCCGTACTCGACATGTGAGTGCATGCGGCCTCAGCCTCAGCTGACCTTGACTCTTATCCCAAGATCCTGTGAGTATCACGCAAAGCATGGACTAACTACGTACCAGGGTAAAGAATTTTATATATAGAAGGTTTAGTTTATGTCGGCTAAAGATGACCGCTTATTCATTTATATCACTCTCGATTTCTTCGACAACCCAAAGGTGTTTCCATTATCGCCGGCCGCCAAGCTGGCTTTTATCGAGATGGTTGCTTGGTCTACTAGCCAACGCACTGATGGGCGAATTCGGAAACGGCTAGCACTTGCTAAATGGAGTCCAGAAATTATCGAAGAGCTCTTAGACAGCGACCCTGCGGCCCCGCTACTTACCGAGGAGGGGGATAATTATTTTGTTCAAGACTATTCCGAATTTCAGTAAGAAAATGGATGATTATAGCCGCCGAGATGGACAAGATGGCGGACATTAATGTGGCGGATTATTCCTGTTTTTATAGGTTGACCTGTGGTGATTGGTGGACACTAGTGTGGACAATGTTGGGCCGGTAATTGGCCTGTAAATTTTTGCGGCCCTTGCTGATTTGGTGGGGGCCGTTTTCGGGAACAAGGAGCAAAAGGGGAACAAAGAATGGCGTCGATTCGTAAATACAAAACAGCGAGGGGGTATGCGTGGCGGGTGCAGTACCGGTCGCCTGATGGTCGGGGCCGCACGAAGCAGGGTTTCCGCACTAAGGCGGAGGCGGAGGCTTGGTCGGCTAAGAATGCTACGGATATTCATGCTGGGCAGTGGGTGGCGCCGAAGAAAACAGCTATCACGGTGGGGGAGCTTGGGGATCGGTGGCTTGCTATGCAAACCCATTTGAAGCCGTCAACTATGCGGACGACTGAGCAGTCATGGCGGGTGCATGTGCGACCCAAGTGGGGTGGTGTGTCAATCATGGGAGTAAGACCCAGTGATGTGCAGGAATGGGTGGCAGGCATTGATCGTGCGGCTGCCACGGTCCGGCACGCCCACGCCTGCCTGGCCCAAGTGCTGGACCTGGCGGTGCTGGACGGGCTGTTGAAGGCGAACCCGGCGCGGGGTGTGCGGTTGCCGCGGCGCGCTAAGTCGAAGAAGGTGTATTTGACGGTGGAGCAGGTGCAGTTTTTAGTGGATCAGTGTAGCCGTTATCAGGAGCTGGTGTGGGTGTTGGCGACGACTGGTTTGCGGTGGGGTGAGGCGGTGGCGCTTCGGGTGTGTGATGTGAATGAGGCGAGGGGGCGGCTTAGTATCACTCGTAATGCGGTGACTGTGGGGTATGAGGTGCATGTGGGGACGCCGAAGAATCATGAGCGGCGGACGGTGGCGGTGCCGCGCAGGGTGATGCAGATGCTGGTGCCGTTGATGGAGGGGAAGGCTAGGGATGCGCTGTTGTGGCCTAGGGAGTCGGATGGTGGGTTTATGCGGGTGCCTGGTTATGATGGGTGGTTTTATGGGGCGGTGCAGCGTGCTATGGGCGCTGATGCGGATTTTCCGTGGGTGACGCCGCATGGTTTACGGCATGTGGCGGCGGGGTTGATGGTGGCGTCTGGGGCGAGTGTGAAGATCGTACAGCGCCAGTTGGGGCATGCGTCGGCGGCGATGACGTTGGATGTTTATGCGGATCTTTTTGACGGTGATTTGGATGAGGTTGCGCGCGCTATGGATGGGGTTTTGCAGGCGTCGTGGGATTGTCGTGGCGCCTAGGGGCTGTGGTGGGGTTTCTGCTGGTGGTGGGGTTTTTGGTCGCGGGTTCGAATCCTGCTGGAGGCACGAAATCGCCTTACCTGCCGGCTGGTGTTTTACCTGGTCGGCGGGTGTTTTTATTGAGATGGTAAGTCACAAGTTTTAGTTTGTTGTAGTTTGTTTTAGTTCTTTGTGTCGTGGGATTGTCGTGGGATCATGCCATACCCAAAGTCGGGAGAAACAGGGAGGGCTGCTGCTCTGGGCGACTGGGGCGAATAGGCGTTCGAGCGGAAAATGGTGGGGCATTTCGAGTTCACAATCGAACGTGGGTTCCATAGCGGAAGGGCATAAATGCGGAAAGACCCCCGCCCGGGCTGGGTGGCGTGCCGGGCGGGGGTTGGGGGTTTTAGGTGTTGGGGGGTTGGGGTTTGAGGTCGGTGTTTGTCCAGCCGATGTAGCTGGCAACGTGGGCGGATATTCTGGGCGGGCCTGGTGGGTCTGGGTAGTCGTCGAGCACGTCGAAGAAGGCGGCAGCTACGCGAAGGTAGGCTTCGCGTTCGTGCTGCATTTCTTCCACTTTGGCTTCCAGCACCGATACCCGCGTGGTGAGCCATTCCCTCAGCTCTTGTGATGCTTTATCTATAGCCTCGGCTTTGCGTTCTAGGGCGGCGGCTTTGGCGGCGTCTTTCTCGGCGTCGGCTTTGGCCCAGTCGACCTCGGCCCGTAGCTCGGCCATTTTACGGTCAGTGAAAATCTTGTACCAGGTGCCAGCGGCGCCGATAATGGCCAGGGTGACGGCTTCTGTGGGGCTGATCCAGCCCCACAGCGCTGCCCAGAATCCCTGATTGGTGGGGGCCACGCTAGATATGGTGATGAAATCCATGGGCCCCATGGGTTCCTCCAATCTGTTTAGGCGGATAATGCCGATGCCGCGTCAATGACTGCTGCTACCAACACTGGGTCAAGGCTGCGGATGAGCGCGCCGATTGCGTCCATGAGGGTGGTGATGTTGTCAATCATGCTGCGTGTTCACCGCTGGTGTGAGGGGTTGGGGTGATGATGGCGGCAGTGCCGGCATCACCGACTTTCGATGTGGCCACGGAAGTAAGCAGGGATGCGATTGCGGCGGTAGCTGCGATGCCTAGCCCTGCTGTCCAGTCCACGTGGTAGATAGCATCTCCAACAGTAATGGTTGCGAGCAGGGCTTGGGCGAAGGTACGGAGGGCGCGGTCTGCCGCGTCGATCCAGAATATTTTAGTCCACATGATTATTTTCCTTCCTGTGTGGTTGCGTAGTGGTTTTTGATGGCCTCGATGGTGGTGCCGCTTTGAGCAGCAGCCCAGGCGAGTAGGGCTTTCACGTCCGCTTGGGTTTCGCCGAGCCCGTCAACCAGGGTGTGGTATTGGCCGGTGGAGGTGGCTCCGAGTTGTGGCCACCCGCGGCCACCTGCCGGGTTTTTCCGCCCGTCGGGTAGGTCTTCCTGCCGAGGGCCCTGGAGTTGGGTTGCGATTTCGCGGGCGAGCTGTAGGAGCTCGCGCTGTTCGGCGTCGGTTAGTGCCATGAGAAAATCCTCCTTCTTAGTTGGTTGGTTTGGGGGTGTTACACCCCCGTAGAAAATTGTGCGCAATTCATCGCGGGTGCCGCGGAAAGCATTGATATCCACAGCGAAGCCCGCCACCAAAGCGTTGGATCCGTACTGCCAAATCTGGGGCTTTTGGTTGCCCAACGGGTAATCCCACTGTGGGTGCGCGTTGCCGGGGTAGATGAGGCTTGGCGCCCCGTGAGGGTTTTGCCCATAGGCGGCTACCCAAAGGGTCCCGAATTCGCCGCTGTCTGGCTCGCCGCCTGCGATCCTGCGCTCCCAGTAGGGCACGTAGGAGTACACACCGCACACCCGCACCCCAGCAGCCTCAAAGCACTGTTTAGCGGCACGGATATGCTCCACCGAGAGCCCCGCCTCGGTCTCAACGTCAAGCCACATAGGCCGGATAGCGTCCCCCATCACCGCTAGTGAAGCGTCCACCTGCTCCTGGACACTGGTGCCCTCGGCAGGGTTCCGCAGGTAGTGGTAGGCGGAGGTGAGCATACCGGCGGCCTCAGCATCCTCCAGGTGGCTGCGGTAGCAACGATCCCGATAGGTGCCATCCGTGGTGCGGATAATAGCGAAACTGACGCCTTCACGAGCGGCTTGCTGGAGGCTCATGCCATCCTGATGCTCACTCACATCCACACCAAACAGCGGATCAGAGGATGCAGCCGCCACTGCCCCACTAACCGGGTAGTGAGCGGCCACCAGGATACGCATGGGATCGAGTCGGTCAGGGCCAGGTGGCGCCCACACAAAACGGTGAAACTCCAAATGCAGATGGGGCGGGAAACCCCCGTTTGTCGCGGGGTCAGGGTTGATGCGGGCAATCCGCTGCCCCTCCCCTACCCACTGGCCAGGTGCCACCTCAGGAATCACATGACCATACACACTATAGCCCCCACCCGCATCAGCCGGGTGGTCAATCGTTACCCACTGGCCGAAACCAGACGCGGGGCCAGCATACTGCACAGTACCCGACCGGATAGCGAAAACCGGGTAGTTACCGCTGCCACCATCACGGCCGAAATCCGTACCATAGTGGAACTCACCCCCTTCCCGCGGCCCAAACCCGCTGGTCTCGTAAAAGCCCGCTTCAACAGGCATCACAGTCATAATACTTTCTCCTTCTTCATTTAGATTGCGCCCATGCGAAAACCCCGGCGCGCCCAAACAAGGAGCGTTCCGGGGTTTGATGGAGGTTTGTTTATTAGGATTCTTCCGGTGGTGCGGCGGGCTCCGACGGCTCGGGGGCTGGTTCGATCTGCCCCCATTTGCTATCAGCGCCGGGCGTTGAGCAGTTCAGATGCGGGTATACACTCTTATAGAGTTTGCCCTCATACTGGATGATATCGCCCTGAATGTAGCAGTTTTGCGGTTCGCTCTTGGGGTGCTGCCACTCGGGGGCGTCCTCAACATGCCGGGGTGGTTCCCGCAGCGCGTCGGGGGCGGGGATTTCCCCTAGCTCACGCAGGTGCATAATGAGCCGGGTGCGTGCTTCTTCCTGGGCTTGTAGCGTCTCCCGGCGCGGCCGCTCCTCAGCCACACACCAGCCGAGGAACTCCACCCACTCCTCCATGGTGAGGGATTGGGCGCTGGTTTTAAGATCTTGCAATGACATGATGGCTGTGTCCTTTCTATTCTGCTGCTAGGTAGGTAGCGCACCCGAAGCCTCGATCGGCGCTGCTGGCATTTCCTGAAAAGCGAACTTCGACGCTGCCATTAGTAAGGACATTGCAGAAGCCAGGATAGCCGCGGTAATTAGGTACTGTGAGGAAGAAGTCTATGTCCTCTACGGGGCGAAAACCTGGGTGAACTTCACCTTTGGCCCCGGGCGGGGCGTCCCGCACATTGATGAATACCCACCGGCCTATCTTCCGTAAAGTTATATGGTCAGTCACGGAATCCACATCGGAGATACCGTTTAATTTGGCGATTTCACCATCGACGTATCGCTTGTTCGCAATTTCATACGAGTAATCCGGATCGGCGACTTCAGATTTTCCGGCAGCGTCCCTGGTCATGATTGTAGTTTCGCCTTTATAAGCGTTAACTAAATCTGTTGCTTTATTTGGCACTCCGTTAATGGTACTTAGATTGTGGGTATGGTACTCTGGCGCCCTGGTGCTTATCTGGTCGTCAACATAGCCTTTGCTAACCGCATGCCATGATTGGGTGATTAAACCGGGATGGATATGGATTTGGCCATCGGATTTGGTCTTGACGAATCCTTCTTTAACAGAGCCAGGCTCGGCGTTAACACTCCACGCTGAGTTGCCCGCTGTAATAATTTTAGGGTTATCGGCGGTGCCGGTGAGGTCTCCTGCTAAGCGGATTTTGCCTTGGGTTGTGGCGGTTGCCGGGGGGATAGCCGCTGCTGCTTCGGTGGCGGATTTCGCCGCTGCTTGGGCATGAGTGGCGGCTTCGGTGGCTTTCGCCCCGGCACGGCTGGCGGCGGCTGCTGCGGCTTGTTGAGATGCCACGATTTCGTGGTACATGTTGATGACGGAATCGCGTTCGTCGGCGGTGAGGTTCCCTGTGTTCCGCACGGCTTCGGCAAAGGTTGTGGTTTCCGGTTTCACAAGGATGGGGATTGGGAGCCCCATGGTGCCGGAGTAGGCAGGGATGCAAATGGCTTCACCAGGCTCAATGGTGGTAGTGAAGGTGCCATCGGGTTTTACCTGAATAATATCAGGGTCGGTGAGGATCACTGTGCTGCCGGTAACCCGGGTTTGCGGGGCATGGATATGCAAATGAGTGGCACCCGCGGGAATTTGAGTTACGAGCTTCAAATCACCAGTAATAGTTGGCATGATAATACTCCTTAGTGTTGTTATGCGCTGGGAAGAATGAAAACCGTAGCCGATTTATACGCTTGGAAAAGCCCACCGGTTGCCGAATCATGATATCGGTTTCCAGCGGTGATATTGGCGCAGCTCACATCTGTTGCACCCTGGTCGGATACCGCGATCATGAGAATGGATCCAACCCAATTGCCTTTGGCCTCAAAGCGAGCACCACTGCGAGGCCGAATGCCTGCCGCAAGCCACCGCAAGGTGCCCCATTCAGTACCAGAGTTAATCTTTCCGCTAGATCCGGTGAAAAGATTGATATCTCCGGTGTCGATATGGAGGATACGAGGCACGCCAGTGATCGTAGTTTGCAGGGCCTCAATAGCTTTTCGGTCAGCTTCCCTAGCTTTCCTATCAGCATCATCAGCAGCAACCGCTGCGTTATCGGCTTTGGTATCTGCTGTGGCGGCTTTCACATCGGCCACACCAGCCGCGGTTACCGCCGTGGTGGCGGTCTTCTGCACCGCCCCGACCGTGCGCAGCCGTTCTGCCCGCTCCTGATTTATACGCTCCCAGATAGCATTGTTGTGGGTTTTCAGGGCCTCAGCATCGGAAATCATCTGCCCACCCACATGAACCCGCCAGCCCCTAGCCCCCTCCTGGCTATTGCCAATAAGGTCGATAGCGGTCACCGGCACCTTGATGCGCCTGCCCCAAATCTCCACCAAAACCACATCCCCAAGCCGGAAATCCGCGCCGGGCTCGTAGGCGCCGAGGCCGCGGCCGGTGATGTCGCGTTCGAAGAACAAATTGCCGTCGACTCGTTTTTGGGCTGTGTCTACTGCGGTTTCGAGGTTGGAGGATTTGCCGTTCATGTTGAGGGTGACATCGGCACGCACGAACCCAACGTCGAAAGCGCCAACGCCGGCATTGGGTGGGCGGTAGATGTAGCCGTTGCGGAGCCGGCTCTCGGCGGGCTGCTCTTGTTGTTTGTCGGCGGGAATGGTGACGTCGAAAGCGCCGTAGGTGTAGGCGGGCATGTGGCGGCCTACGGTAAGGTCACCACCATCAGCAATGAGGATGACGTCGGTTTTTTCAGTCATGATCTCCTCCTATCTGCGACTGCTAGCCTTGGGTGACGCGAACGATCATGGTGGGTTGGGTGAGGGGTTTCACCCCTATGGGTTGGGGGTCGGATGGGAACCACAGGTCACAGGTGACGGTGATGCCGGCCTGGAGCGCTAGGGCACCTAGAGAGTCCCAGAGGGGTTGGTCGTCAGCGGTATACACCAGGTGCGGGGATGGCAGCCCGGAGGATGCCGTCGACACTACAATCCGCTGCCCTTTCCCCCACAGCTTGAATCCAATCTCCAAGGAGGTGGCGATAACGTTGCGGATCACGGTTTCAGCCGGCCCTTCCATGGTTACCCCATCGGTGGCGGTGACCATGGGGTAGTGCATCAAATCGCGGGGTGTTTTATACAGGTCCAGCTTGGTGGGGTCGCCTACCCAGTCGCGGGTGAACGTCTGGAAGCTGCCCGTTCGAAGCGCTTGGGGGTTTGACCAGGCCACGTGCCGGTTCAGGATTGAGAGCAGGTCAGTGCCGTTGATTTCCACGAGGGTTGGGGTGTGGAAGGTGCCCCTGGCCACGGTGTGGGTGATCCGATACGCCCTGCGGAAGCCTGGGCGTTCCACCATGATGTAGCGGGTGGGCCCTGCGGCGTCGATGAGCTGCCCGTTTTGGGCGGCGCCGAAATCGGCGATCAGTTCATCCGCTAACGGGTGTGCTGCCCCACTAATTCCGTCTGCTACTTTGTGGAGGAATCTGCCCGATACCGGGGCGCCCCGGGTGGCGGGGGCCGAGAATTCTATTGGTGGTGGGCAATCGAAAAGTGGTTCGCAGTTTTCATCCAGCAGCCCGATCCATTGACCAAAATCGTCCGCCACCATAGCCCGGTGCCTAGCGTGCTGCTGCCATTGCCCTATCGTCATCGCCATGGGTCGAGCACTCCTATCCGCCACTCCAGAAACGCCCCGTCAGGTAGGGTGTATTGCCTGCTTTGCCCCGGCGGTACACCTTCGGAAATGATTTGACCCCGGATTCGGCGCCAGAGATCGTCATCCCGTACGCCTAGGCCATTGAGTACTTGGTGGGATCTTTGCGGGTCCAGGTGCAGCCGGCGGGTAGAATCCACGGCAGGTAGGGTGAATTCCGCCCCGGAGGGGAGTGTTACTTTCCCGCCGGCCCCTTCCCACACGATTTCGGGCCATATATACACCTGGCCTGAATTTGTCACAGTGACATTCCCAGACTTTCGGAATGGGCCCGTTTCCCAGTAGCCGGTGTCAATGGCAAGCGGTATGGATAGGGCCCACATGTCGGCCGTAGCATCATCAACCTCTAGATCAGATGGGGCACCGTTGAGCCTCACTTGGGCGTGCATGGTGCCCATGGGTGACTCGATCTGGAGCGTGCCCAGCGGCGGGAGGATGGAGAAACCATGCCGGAACTCTGCCCAAATATCATGGGCATGCCGGCCCTGCCCGGCGCGCACGAAAAGGTCGAGGGAACCTTCGATGGCTGGGAATCGGAGGCCTTCGATTGCTCTGCCTGGCACGCCGAGAGTTTCGATGCTGGTGGCTTCGGGCCTGCCGACGAGCTCTTTGATGCCTGCTCTGCGGATGCCTGCTATCCAGGTGCTGGATGAAAGCTCCCAGGTTTTACCGGTGGGGGCGATGTACCGCACCAGGTAGCGCCGATCAATCATGGTCATGGCACTGCCTCCTTATCTGCTAGATTCGGGCTCGCTCGTAGCGCACCGCATCAACTGCCGATAGCTGGCCGACTTGCCTGGAGCCGGTAGCGAGTGAGCGTTTTGTGACGGCGAGGAGTTCGGCCAGGGTGGCGTTGAGCTGCCGTAGTTCTCCGGTTTGTGCTACCTCGGTAGTTGTGGCGAGTGAGCGGAGGCGTTCTACTTCCGCGGCGGCGGCGAGTGCTTTCCGCACTTTTTCGTCGTCGGTTTTTTCGATCTCTTGTTTGAGTTTCGCGTATTCCAGTTCGGCGGTCAGTTTGTCTTTTTGCCGGAGGTATTCCACGGTTTTAGTGGCGCGCTCTAGCTCCAGGTTGAGGTTGTTTTGGTCGATCTGGCGTTGGATAGCGGTGAGTCGGTCTTCGGTTTGGCGTTGGGATTTTTCGATCCTGCCGCTGATACCGTATTGGAGTGCGCCGATAGTGCTCTCCATGAATTGCTCGCCGAGCTTGGCGCCACCGGTGGCGGCTTCTACTCCGTATTGTTGGGAGAGCACACCGCCACCAATGGTAAGGGCGGCACCGCCCGCGGACCCCAGAACCAGGGCGGCTTTTTCAGCTGTCCCTAGATTCTTCCAGGCGTCCTTGATGGAGTCCTTGTTTTGGTGGATGTCAATGCCGCCCTGCACCAGGTCTTTCAGGCCACCTAATGCCATGCCGGCGCCTGCTAGGGCGCCGAGGGGTCCGCCGACGGTGAAACCAGCAACACCGGCAGCGGCGCCGGCTAGGAGCTTACCGATGCCGCCTACCAGCTTAGACACCCCACCGAAGCCCTTGGACGCACCTTGGGCTTGGCCTGCGGTCATACCGTATAGGCTGGCGGTTTGCTCGGCAAGGGCTGTGGTTTGGGCTCGCAGCAGCTGCGCTGCCGCGGTTTGTTTCAGCGTTGCCTCTAGCATCTCGTAGCGGGCTTCTGATTGGGCCTTGGCCGCTTCCAGGTCGTCGACTGCGGCTTGGGCCCGGGCAACCCGGATTCCCCATTCGGCGGCCTGGATTTCCTTGCTGTTTGCTACTACGGAGGCGGTCAGGTCTTCGACGGTGAATTTGCCGGTGCGGTAGAAGCGGTCGATGGCGCCTTTCATGGCTTCCACGCTGGTGGACCCCATGAGGGCAGATTGCTTACGGGCTTCGGCGAGGGCGGCTTCGGCTTGGGCAATGCTCACGATGCCGCGGGCGCGGGTGCGCTCCACGTCCCGCTCCCTGATCTGCAGCTCAGCCAACGCCCTCACCCTGGTGAGGGCGTTGGTTTGCTGCTGCATTTCCAGCTTGGAAACTTCTCGCCGAGTTTTATCGACAATGCCAGCGGCCTTCTCTATTTCAGAGAAGAAGCCGGCAATGTGCCCAATACCGGCGGAGAGGGAGCCGCCGATTTTCTCGGCAATCTCGCTGGCTGCCTGGTACCGGGATGCCGCCACGGTGCGTTCTGCCGCCTCTAGATCAGCGAGGGACTCAGCCTGGGCGGCACGAGCCGCCGCCAGTTTGTCCTCAGCTTTATTCACCTTTTCCTGGGCGCTCTTGACGGCCTTGGCGTTTTTATCAGTGGATTTTTCCAGGTTGTCGCCAATGTCTTCCCGCACCCGGGCGAGTTTCTTCTCGGCGTCGGCGATACGATCGGCTTTGCCCTTCTTCCTGGCATCAGCCAAGGATTTTTCGGCGTCCTCCAGTTTTCGCCTATCCGTCTTGGATACCGCGGCGCCTTCTTTCTCGGTTTTCGCCAATTCCTTCTTGGCGTCGGCAAGCTCCTTTTCGGCTTTGCTGATGCCGTCAGTCTCGGTGGCGATTTTTTTCCGCAGCTCGTAGAGACCCTTTTCGGCATCCCTCACAACCTCGGCGGAGTCCAACCAGCCGCCACCGAAATGGCGGCCTTCGGCTTGCACAACCACCCGAGCGTCTTCGGCGTCGTGGGCGAAGAGCTTTGCCGCGGTGGAGATTTCCCCAGCGGCTTTGTCGAATTTTCTGCCTGCCGCCATGAGGATTTTCGCCGCAGCCGCGTTCTGCTTCCCAATTTCCGGCAAGGCCTTAGCGATGGTCGACTGGTGCCGCCACTGCTGGTTAGTGAGCACCAACTCATCCGCGCCGGATTCGTTCCGTCCCCGAACGCCAGATGGCCACCGGCCGCCGGTGTCGAACTTCGGCCCGTACTGCACATACTTTTTGGCCTGGTCAAACAAGGCCTGGGCCTTGCCCCACGAAACGTTCCCACGGCTGGTTTTCACCCCATCCACCGAGGTGGACTCGATGTCGTCCCCAAGGTTCAAAAAGTCGGCAGGGTCGTAGTCTTTGCCATTGATGGTGACGATCTGCCCGGCGATAAGCGGTAGGTAGGCGTGGTTGGTGTATTGGGGGTGGGAGGCTGGGGCAGCCCCACCGCCGATTTGGCCGTTACCGCGGCCACCACCCATTTCGACGTTGACAGCTTGGCCGTCGGCGAAATGGATTGTGCCTGAGGTGTGGCCACCGGCGGGGCCGCCGTTGAGCCAGCCGATGGAAAACCTGGGGCCGCCGCTGCCCAGGCCGGTGTTGAAGCCCATGCGGGCCAGCACGGGGCCTTCGTCCCCGGTGGCGAATTTACGGCCGTCTAGTGGCCAGCCCACAGCTAGCGCGGCCAGGCCACTCATGGCACCGCTACAGTCACCCCAGTTAGCGAGTAGCCCGCCGCCGAAAACATACGGTGCGCCTTCGAGAGAGTAAGGGGCTTTCTTACCGTTGACGGTTTCACCTTTGGCGAAACGCAAAAGCTGGCCTGGGGTGACGACCCCACCATCAGCCAGAGCCTGCACATCCCCTAAGATCTTGTTGAGCTTGGGGGAATCGTCATTAATCGCACGCAACAAATTATGGTGCTTGGCCGACGACCTGCGGTTAATAACCCACTCGCCCGCATCAACCCGGGCTGTGGGCCTGCCCTGCCTATCGACGCCCTGGAAGCCATCTATCTCGGTGGTGCCTGGCCCGGAGAGGGGCAGCCGATACCCTGCCGGGGTGCCGAACAAGCCGCCGGCAGCGAGCCCTACAACACCGCCCATAGCACGCCGGGCTGGGCTGCCATCAGGAAGAAGCGCTGGCCGACCGCCACCCACATACACGGTTTCCACTGAAATCGTGTGGCGGGATGTGGTGTTTTGGTTAGCCAGCCCCTGGATCCGCTTGATAACTTCCGGCACATTATCGTTGATTTTGACTTCACCGGTGCGCCTGTCTTTGACCAGGATGCCCAGGTCAAGCATGCGGGTTTTGACATCTGGGTCGTTGGAGTCGATGACAACTTTGCCGCCGGGGAGGGTTTTCGTTTTCAGCCCTAGAGCATCGAGTTTTTCGATAGTGCCGGGCACCTCGGCATTATCAATGTGAATATAGCCGTCAAGGCTGGAGAGCTTGACCCCCATCTGATCCAGCAAGGAAATGATTGAGAAGGCGTCGGGGAAGTCAATGGTCACCTGCCCCTCAAAGGGCTCGGACACTTTTGCCCCCATGGCCTCCAGTTGTTGCCTGGTCTCGTCGGTGATCGCATCCGATTCCACCTTGATCGTTTTGTCATCGGGGATGGATTTGATTTTGTCGCCCAGGATTGAGTAGATCTGAGCCGCCGCATCAGCCTCTTTAGCGGCATTCGTCATGGCGGCAGCTTCGGCTTCGTGCTGCCTGGTTGCCTCTTCCAGATCGTTGTTGGCGCCCCGGGTGGACTCAGCCAACTTTAATGTCGCCAGGTCCGCATCAGTCAGCCCCTCTTTCCATTTCGCAAAGGACTCGGCGGCGTGCTGCTTAGCTCTTACGCTGCCATCATCAAGATCGGCCAGGGCGGTGGCCACGCCAAGAGCTGCATCCTTGTTGCCGTTGAGGGTGGCTTCTAGATCATCGGCGGAGATTTTAGCTTGCTGCAGCTGGGGGTGGGCATGCATAAACGCAGTGACAATGGATTCGGCCTTGCCTTGGATGGCTTCCAGGCCGGAGGCCTGCCCCATCATGGCGTCCACCACAGTGCTGGATGCGATACCTGCCTTGCTGGCCAGGTCTATCAGGCCTTCGCTGGAGGCGCGCTGCACCATCACCGACCTGGTGGCTGCCTCCTCGATGCCGTTCAGGGAATTCTTGAGGTCATCAACGTTGTTCTTGTGCTGCTGCTCAGCCTTAGCTGCTTTTTCGTTTTCGCTGGCGAACAGAGTAAGGGCTGCGGCGGCACCGGTGAGCGCCAGGCCCCAAGGCCCACCGAGGGCGCCTAGTAGGCCTTCGGCACCGGATTTCAGCAGGGAGAAACCGCCACGGGCCACACCAACAGCTGCATCACCAATCGAACCCAGAGCAGCGCGTGCAGTGTGGGCGGCCTCGGTGTGCTTTTCCGCAAATGTTTTCAAGGCCGGGGAGCCCTGCTGGAATGCGGCCTCGGCCTTAAGCACGGCGGCAGCCAAACCGCTTTGCTCGCCGGTCAGGTAGTGTGTGGTGGCGCCGACCCGGTCCATTTCCACACCAGCGTCCCTGTAAAACTTTTGGATGCTGGATATTTGCCCCCGCATTTCAGACAGGCTAGACACGTGCCCCCGCATCTCGGACAGCTTGGACGTGTACTGACCCATGGTGGTGGTGATACCGCCAACGATACCGGGCACGGTGCGGAACGCCGCCCAGCCTGCCATAGCTGCTGCTAGCAGCCCGGGGTGGGCTTTCAGCAGGTCAGCGACAGACTGGAGAGATGGGGCCAGGGCAACGAGCACGCCAGATGCTGCATGCAAAGTACCGAGGAAAATATTCCATGTGCTAACACCGAGGGCTGCGGATGCCTGCCCCAGAGCAGTAGCCACGGTGGATACCACGGGTGCTAGGGCTTTACCTGTATCAAGCACATCAGCGAAGGCTGCCTGGACACCAGTGAGCATGCCTTTGCCTTGCTCGGACTGCAGAAAATTCGCCACGGCACCCTTGGCGTCTTTCAGCCCTGGCACTAGGCGCTGCTGGAGGAAACTATCGATATCGGCTGCGACCGGTTTGATTTTGGTTTCCAGGCCGTCGATAGCGCCGGTGGCGGCCACCAGGCCATCCTTCGCCAGGCCAAAGAATGGCTTCAGGGCGGTAGCACCCAACCGGCCCAGGGCCGCCTGGGCGTTAGCTGCGGCACCCGTGAAGGATTCGCCCATTTTCAAGGCGCTGCCACCCATGCCGGCACGCATCGCCCTCTCGAAAGTTTCGAAGTCAATCTTTCCCTTGGAAACCATATCCGAGATTTCGGCGGAAGTTTTCCCGGTTTCCTTGGCGAGCAGCTGGAGCACGGGGATACCAGAAGCCATCAGCTGTAACATGTCATCGCCCTGGAGTTTGCCGCGGGCGGCAATCGAGCCGAAAATAACGCCAACGTCCTGCATGCTCCGGCCGGCGATAGCGGCAGTATCACCCACGGTTTTCAGGGTGGTTTCCAACTGCTGGCCGGGTTTAATGCCTGCGGCGACCAGACCTGCAGCAACGGATGCCGCCTCCCCCAGCCCGAAAGCAGTGCCTTTCACTGAGGAAAGAGCATCATTCATGACCCCGGCAACAGTCTTGGTGTCGTTGCCTAGGCCGAGGAGTTTCTGCTGGGCGTTTTCGATAGCGGTGAGGCGGCCCATGCCCTTGGCCATGGCGGTGCCGATAAGCCCACCTGCCGCCACACCGGTGGCGAGCGCCCCGGCTTTCAGCGTCTTGCCCACGCCAGCAGCAAGCTTGCTTCCCCACGAGCCGCCACGGCGCTCAGCTTCGCTCTCCACACTCCCCAACGCTTTAGCGATGGTGGGGCTGATTTTACTCACCTCGGGGATGATCGAGATGTAGCCGGTACCAAGTTCTGCGCCCATGAGAAATCCCCTCCTTTAGATGTGGTGCTTTTCCCTGACCTTTTGCCTGATCTCCGCGGCGGTCAGCTCCCGCCTATGCGGCCGGCTCACCTGCTGGTGAGATGCCTCAATGCCCTCGATGGTTTGCTGAATAAGACCCCCAACCCCGTTCGTGTTTTTCCCGGCGCGGGCCAGCGCCAGGATGTATTGCTGGTCGAAGAGCGCACCCAGGATTTGGTTGGTGGGTGCCACCCAGGCTGCGGCCTCGGCGGCGGCGGGGTTGAGGTAGGTGTGGAGGTGGGATGTGGCTGGTAGGTGTTTGAGGAATGCCCTAAGGTCGCTCCACCGGTAGGTGCGGCCTACGTTGCTGAGTGAGTGCCCAATGTTAAGGAGGTCTACTCGGAGGGCGTCGGTGAGTTGGGGGTCCCCTCCGAAGACATATCGGTGGAGGGCAAGGATTCCCCCAGTGGGATACCTGATTCTTGGCTCCAGATGCGGTCGATTTCCACCAGCTGGCGTTGCACCAGCTTGCTGATGGCATCCTTCTTCGCTTGGGTGTTGTTGAAATGCAACAAGAAAAGCCGCATGATTTCGACGGAGCCGTTGCCGATGTGTTGTTTTTCGGCTTCGTTTTGGATGGCTGTGACGTCTGTGGGGTACAGGCAGTCAACTGGGGGGATGGTGATGGTGATTTTTTTGTCTTTGCCTGATGGGATAGTGAATTCGATGTCGTCGAATCCGGGGATGTCGAATGCCATGATGGCTCCTTAGTCGTGGTTGATAGAGGGTGGGAGGGGCTGCGGGCGGTAACGGGGTTTTGCCCGCGGTCCCTTTTTTCAGTGTGGTTAGCGCCAGTGTTTCAGCATCTGCCAGTGGGCGGTGGTGAGTTTTGATGCTGGTGTGACTTGCAGCCACGGTTGGGTGCGTAGGGAGGTGACAGCTGCGTCTAGGTCGGTTGCGGGGATGGTTGTGCCGCCCGCACCCCACAGGCCAATGGAGGGGCGGATCTTGCCCGGCCATTGCGCGGTCAGGGCCTCCACCAGGGGCGCGGCTTTTCCAGCCTGCCCAGCATCGAAGTACACCCAGGGCTGAAGCAGATCAGCATGCTGCAACAGTTTGGCGTAGTCGTGCCCGCTGTCGGGCCGGCCAGCAACCGGGTTGCCCCAGTTGACTCGCACGTCGAAAACCAGTTGGTTGGTGCCGATGGCGCGTTTGATGCGGCCTGCGAATTCGGCCATTTTATCGCCGAACCAGGCTAGCTCTTTGGGCCCTTCGTGGGGGGTGCCGTCGCCGCGGCGGGTCCAATCTGTCTCACCGGTATCTTGTTTAAACAGCTCCAGGTCTTTGGCCGAAAAGCTGCCGGAGTCCCAGTGGATTTCGGTGAGGATGATGCCTTTGATGCGGTTGCCGTAGCGGGCCGCGAGGTGCCGTGCGGCGGCCTCTAGCATGTCACCGATGTGTCCTTTGGTGAGGGCGTAGGCGCTGCCCAAATCGTTTCGGATGGTGCCGTCTCTGGATACGGAGCGTAGTTCTTGGTATTCGGGTTTCGCCAGGGTGGTGGTGGCCATGGCATCCAGGGTGAGGTAGATGCTTGTGATGCCAGTTGCGCGGGCGGTGTTGATGATCCCTGCGATGGGGTCGCCTTCGGCTGCTGATAGGGATGATGCGAGCCCATCGCCTGAGGGCACTTCGGGGGAGAGTAGCCATTCGGGGCGGCCTACCGCTAGGTCGATGGTGTTGCCGCCAGCGTCTACTACTTTTTGGAGGGTTTCTTCCCAGTTGTAGGTTTTCGATGAGGTGTCTTCCCACCCGAATGATACGGCTCGTCGGCGGGTGTCCGGTTTCGGGGGCGGCGGTACAGCCCCGCCGCCGTTGTTGTTCCCTCCGCCGCCCGGAGTTACCGGGGAGGGGTTTAGGGGTTTACGGTGATGGTGGTGCCCGCACCACCGGTGAGTTTGGTGCCGTCGGCGGTGAGGGCCCCGGTGATGTCCTTGATGGTGTAGGGCCCACCAGCATTACCGGTGACGGTGGCGGTGGTGGCGCCTGTGAGTTTGCGTAGCTCGGCCTGCACGGTTTCGGCGGTGGCGTTAAACACTAGTTCGGCGGTGGCGTGGCCGTCGATGGAGAGGGTGAAGGTGCCGCCTGTAACGCCGCTGGGGAGGGTCACGGTCTTGTCTTGGGTGTCGGGGTCTGGGGTGTTGGGGTCGACCATGCCGTCGTCCCGGAGTTCGAATACGTTGGCGTATTTGTATTCCTGGGGGCCCTTGAAAGCGGTGATCGTGATGTTGTATTTCGTGGATGCGGAATGGGTCTCTGCGGTTTTTTCCACGGTAGTGATCCGGCCGTTAGGCACGACCAAGGTTTTAGCTTTTTCGCCGGAGACAGCTTTGACGATGTGGCTTTTTAGTGGCAGGCGTTCAGCGGTGTGAAAGATGGTGCGCTGCCGGCCGTGTTTGTCGGTGGCGGTTTTTTCGATGACGTTTGCGTCGCCGAAGCAGGACTTCAGCACGTGTTCGTTGTCGTCTTCTAGCAGGGTGATGGTGACGGTTTCGGTGTACGAAGTTTGTAAGTCAACCCAGTCATCCCCGCCGAACATTTTTTCAGTGCTGGTTTCGCGGGTGGGGGTGTTACTGAAACCGTCTTCGCCCACAGCACCGTGATCCACGAATGCTGAATTGAGGGCTTCGGTGGCGGTTTTCGGCAGCGGGGTACCGACCGGGGCGTTGAAGTAGACGCCGCCGTCGATGGGTGGGGTGGCCACGAAGGCGTTTTGGATGTTGATAGCCATGATGGTTCTCCTAAATCAGGAAAGTTGGAAAGGTGGTTGCGGCAGGATGTGTCCCCTGCTGCCGCACCAGGGACCGGCTAGTGGGCTAGGAGCCGCACGCCACCGGTGAATTGGAAGCGGTAGAGCTTCGGGTCGGGGTCGTCGTACCTGGTGAGGGCGTCTATGGTGGTGGATTGGATTTTGGCGGACCTCATCCGCACCCATGCTTCGTAGGCTGTTTCGGCCAGGGCCTCAGCGTCTAGCTCAGTGTGGGCATAGCATTCGATGAGGAAGCGGGGGTTGCGGAGTGCCCAGTCCTCCATGCCGCCGCCGATACGGGAAACAATGATGAAGGCCTGCGGTTTCGGGGTAGAAGGCATGCGGCTGGATACCGGCACCCCTACCCGGCGCGCCAGCTCGGCAATCACTGTGGTGGTGGCGGTGGTGGTCACATGGGCCTCCTTCCAGAGGGCTGATTAGCCTAGGGCTCGGGTGAGGATATTGTCCCGGGCTTCTCGACGTTTAGCCGACCAGGTGTCGGCGTAGATGATGCAGCGGTGGCGGGTTTTGCCCATCTGGTAGGAGGAGACAAACCCATCGCCCGCGGCAGCTGCTACTCGTTCGGCGTGGTCGACTACGATCCCTTGGGTCATGGGGTCTTTGAGCAGTGCTTTCAGCGCGGCCTTGTTCGGTACGTACTTTGACATAGTCCACTCACACGTAGCGACGCCAAGCGCGGTCTTGTTCGGCACGTACTTCGCTGTAATCCACCCACCTACAGCTTGCCCATCCGGTGGGCGAATAGGCAGCTCGTACTTGCCGCATACCCTCATCAGCGAAACAAATGAGGGACCCGCCATCGAAGGATAGACTTACGCATTCGACATAATCTGATTGGTCTGCCTCAGCGCCGAGAGTTACTTTTAGCCATTGGTCATTCGATTCCGGCAAGATTAATCACCTCCAAGTCTGGGGCCCAACCGAAGGGGCCGTGTTCATAGTTTTCGGGTTCGCCCACAACCTCTAGGCGTTCACCGCCTGGGGCGAGGACGACAATGTCGGTTTCGATAAAGTCACCGGGGTGGGCGTACATTTTTATGGCGACTGTGCGGCGGGCATGGCCCGCTAGTTCGGGTTCCGCGGTGGTGGGTTTCGCCCAGCCCACCACATGGATGATGGTGCCCTGGAGCCCGTAGGTGGGGTTGCCGAGCTCATCAGTGCCGGTTTTGAAGCGACGGAGCCGGGTCACCGGGTACCGCTTGATTGTTGGCAGGCCTGGCATCGCGTTCCTTTCGTTAGCTCATGGTGATGGAGTAGATGCCGCGGCGTTTCTTACGGAAGGGGGCCAGCATGGTTTTATCCGATGCGGTGAGCCAGGGGGCACCACCACTACCACCATGGGTGAAATTAGCGCTTTGGCTGAAAGGACCCGCGGTGACTTGCATAGATTCCTGGAAGGCGGTTTCCTTGGGGGCCTCAATGACCCTGGCTACCATGCGGGACACCACGATTTTGACGGTTTCCGGCACCGGCTCGGGCACTGGTTTTTGCAGGTAGCCCTCAACCAGGGCAGATGCCTCCTCTAGCAGGCCTAGAGCTTGGTCTTCATCGAAATCCACGTGGGGGATGCGAGCTTTAACATCGTCAAGACTTGCGAGCACGACTACTGCTCCGACGGTTCGTCTTCGGGTTGGTGGGGGGTTTCTCCTCCCCACCGGCCCCGTCGTCACCTGATTCTTCAGGATCTTCGGGGTCCTCGGGGTCTTCAGGTTCCGGTTCCAGCAGGTCAGGGTGGATGGTTACGCCGTCGGGCACTTCCGCACCTGGGGCGAGTACATGGGCCTGGGTTTCATCGTGCGCAATCACATAGCTTTCAAGGTCATTACGAATGGTTGCCATAGTGGTTCTCCTTACCCTTAGAGGACGGTCATGGCCGCGGTGTAGTTAGCGTCACCAACGACGGGCATGCCGATAGCATTGGCCCGCACCCAGGTGGACTTAGGGTCGTCTTCCTGGTAGGCGCCAACCACGATGCCGGGGCGGTCTTCTTCGGCAATGCCGTAGGCCGGGTCGACGGCTTCGAGGGTGGTGCCCCAGAACGTGCGGCCTAGGGGGGATTCCTCACCATCCACGGCGGGGAGCATGATGGCGATTTTTTCGTCAATCACCCGTTTTAGCACACCACCTTTGCGGATCTTCCGGTCGTATCGCAAAAGGGGCGGCAGCTCGAAAGAGGCAAGCACGCTGTGGAGGAAGTCCACGGTCACCATGCTGGGGATGCCGTTCACGCCGCCGGCCATCTTGCGGATTTCTTCGCAACGGATCAGGCTGGTGATGACTTTGGGGGATACCAGCAGGTAACCGGGGGCCTCACCGCTGAGATTGGCATAAACCTCCGCCTGGGCCTGCAAGTCCTCGATCGGGGTTGCAGTAGCATACTGGTCCCACTTTGTGCCCACGGTGGTGGTGAGGCGCGGGTCGCGGCCGAAATCCTGCTCCGCATTGAACTGGTTTTCGCTGATGAGCGCTTTACCGGTGGTGAGAATTTCACCACGCAGCATCTCTACGCGGTCAGCAACAGCCCGGGCTGCGGTGATCGTAGCCCGCCCAATCAGGTCTTTACCGGATGCTGGGGCATTGATGCCGCGGGCACGAAGCTGGTCGTATTCACTGACGGGGATTTTCTGGCCCAGGGGCGGCAACTCCAGGGAAATCTTCTTACCGCCGGGCATGGCACCGATGGGGGTTTCAGCATCGTAGGCGCGGTACTCGGCTACCTCAACCAGGCCGTTGGTGGTTGCGGATAGGCTCACGGAGATGTCATCAACAACACGGTTAGGAAGAAATTGGGCGAGAATGTTCTTGGAGCGTTCCCGCTCGTCGAGGGTTTCGCGGGCCACGGTAGTCAGGGACTGTGGCTGCACAACTTCGGTCCATAACATAGGGATTAGTCACCTTCCTTCGGGGTGAGAATGAACAGGGGGTTAGGGGTGGTGAGAGTGGTGATGTCGAACACACCTTCGGGGAGGTATTTCACCCGGATGCGGCCGCGGTCGAGCATGGGGGCCACGATATCCACGTCTTTCTGCTTGGCGGACTGGGAAGTGAGCAGGAACCCGGCTAGGGGGTCACTGGCCGCGGTCACTGGCTCGTATTTACCGCCAGCCCCACGCTTCAGCGGGATACCAGAAGGCAGAACGTTGTCCTTCACAACGGCGGAAATTTTCTTCCCGTCAATGGTGACGGTTTGGGCATTGGCCACGCCGTGGCGGCTGCCTAGCCACTTGCGGTTATCGACCCCCAGGGGTTCACGGATTGGGTTGAGCTGCATGATAGTTCACATCCTTTATTTTTCGGTTTTGGTTTTGCCCATGAGGCGGCGCGCCCAGCTGCGGTCGTTTTCTTTCGAGGAGCCGGCTTTGCCCTTGCCTTGGAGAGGTGAGGTGGCGGGGCGGCTTTTCGACGCCCCAGCCCCGGCGCGGTCTGCAAGGAGTTGTGCTTGGGTGCGCATGGCTTCAGCATCGCCGTGGAGGAGGGTTTCGGCTTCTTTCCGGCTGAGGCCGAATTCCAGGGCGAGCTCTAGGCGGGCGGCAGTGGTTTCGGCTGCCTGTTGGCGTTTGGTTACCTCAGCAAGCGCCTCCTCAGCCTTCTTGGTTTTACCTGTTTCGGCATCAAGCTGGGCCTGCAAGGTGTCGGCGGTTTTTTTGTTTTCCTTAGCCCGGGTTTCCCAAGTGCGCGCGTGTTTTTTCCACACGGTCGCATCGTCTTCCTGCCCCGGCTCGGGGTCGGGGTCGCCTTCATCATCACTGCTGTTGTTGTCGCTGGGGGTTTCGCTTTCGCGGTCTGAGGCTTGCGGGGTTGCGGTATCCGCCTGGGTAGTATCAGTTGTGCCGCCACCGGCGGGGATGTCGGGGGCGATGGTTCGCACCCAAGGGGGCATTGATAATGCTCTGGCTGGCATATTTTGTGTCCTTTCGGTTTTGGTTGGGCATGAGAAAACCCGCGGTCTCACAGGGAGAACGCGGGTTGCTGGGGATGTTAGTTTTAAGCGTTGGCGGCGGCTAGCTGGACTTCTTCCCTTTCCCAATAAGGATTGTCCTGTTCCTCATCGGAATACGGGTCGAACACCACAGGATCAGACGACCCTCGGGGGCGGCGCATGTATTCGCTGAATTCGCTACTGAGGTCTTCAGCGCCATCCCAATCGAGTTCCAAGGCCCAATCTGTCTTCTCGCAAAGGAAGAAGAAAATCTCCTTCAGCAAGGATAGCGCAGCTGATTCCCGAGACTGCCTAACGTCAATCTCGGCGATCCCGAAGTCACGCCGCTGTTTTACAGGTGTCACATAAACTCGTACACTCGGGTACTTTTTTGCTGTGGAAAAACGCGATGCGATTAAATTCTTGGCTTGAGTTACAACGTCCTCAGGCAACGTGGCAGCATCTCGAATGATGATGGATGCAACATACGACATTTTCTAACTCCTTTCCCAGAGGATCGTTTTTTCCTTGGTTATCACTACAATCCTATCAAGATCCGCACCGTTGTTGTCTACAGACCTGCGTAAATCGGCGAGGATTGTTTTCTCATCATGCTCCGCTCCCCTCAGATCATAAATGAGCGCGTCTGATTGTTTTTTCCCTTTTCGGGCCCTGTTATTAATCCCATTTTTCGAGGTGATGGATTTCATTTCCGTGGTGACCCCGTCAACAATAGCATCAGGGGTGTTCTTTATCCCGGTTTCTTCTTCAAATCTGAGTCCTGCGCCACCAGGTATTTTATCGAGTTCTTTCAGTTTGATGACGGATTGTGCACCGTTTTCTACTAGCCATTTGCGGATTCGATCTTCTTTTTCGGGCCATGCTGTGTCATCCGCCAAACCGATACTTAGGGCTTCTTTGACTGTGATTTTTCGATCACCCGAGGCTTTCGACATGTCCACTGCGCGCCGGTATCGGATGGCGTCTGGTGGCACCCAGTCGGGTGTTTGGTTTCGGTGGCGCTCTATGGCTTCGGCGAAAGCCTCTTGGTCGCTGCCTGGGTATTTGCCGGAGGCCGCGTAGATTTGTTCTAGTTCTTGGTTGATTTTCGGCAGGTCGGCGGGGGTTTGCACCTCGATGCCGAGGCATTTGCAGTTGTCGTGATATTTTTTACCAGCTTCGGTGAGCAGCACCGTATCGCGGCTGTAGACGGCGCCGCGGCTGGCCAAGAGGAGGCAGAAGGTACAGGCGTGGGGTTCCGGCACTCTGGCATAGCGGGTGCCGGCTTTTCGGGTGGCCTGGTATACGGTTTCGCGGGCTGGTTGTTGCACGAGGCGGTTGGTAATGCCGGCGAGTTTCCGTAGCGCTAGCTGCCGGTCTAGATCGCCGGTAGCGGTGCGGGAGGTGTTTAGTGCCCAAGCGTAGGAGCCAAGAATTTGTTCAAACCCCGCCGGGTCGGCCACTTCGGGGTATTCCAAGCCACGGAGGTTGTCGTCGAGGCTGCGGGAGCGGAATAAATAATCGGCGGCGGTGTAGGCGGCCTGTTCCCCGTAGGCTGCGATGATCGCCTGGAATGGTTCTTCCATAAGCTGTTTGGCGTCGGCGAAGCCTAAGGTTTCGGTTTGTTTCCACCAGGACACCAAATCCCGTATAGCGAGGGTCCGCAGGCTATCCATGGCCTGCTGGTAGTCGGCTTCGGCATCTAGGTCTCGCGCCATATGCTAGCACCTCCCTCCCATGGGTGTTGTTTAGGTTTTCTCCCGCAGTGATACGGGGATTGCCCCGGTGAATCGGATTCCGGGCAGGCCGGCCAAGTCGGCAGCTACTGTGGGTTCGACACCTGCGCGGATCATGACGCCGAGGGCGTCGGCGCGCTGTTTGAGATCATCCGCCCCCCCCCCGCGAAGCGGTTGTGTTTTCCTGCGGGGCATTTCCAACAGAGGCTGTTTCGGTGGGGGTTTCTTCGGGTTCTCGGTTTGCCCTGGCCAGGTCGAGCACGGTGGCGTCACCGATAGTGGTAGCACCGCCGGCAAGTGCCGTGGCCCGTTGGGTGGCGGATTGTTCGGCGAGTTCTTTCCGCATGATTTCCTGCTCGGTTGGGCTGAACCCAACCCTGCCCCACACGACGGAGGAGTGCTTCGGGGTGATTTCGGCCGCCACGGCTTTAGTCATGGCGTCCATAGTTGCCGAAAGCGTGGGGGTGGCGGCTGCCAGCCATTTCGCTTCGAGGGAAGCGATGAACTCCCATTCGGGCGGCCTGCCGTCGAGGATGGCTTTGCACACGTAGGCAAGGTCACGGCACAGTGGGCGGCCGAACGCCAACTGGCGGAGCTCAGTGCGCCGCACTAGTCGTGATTCGGTGGCCCTAATACTGTCGGCGCTGGGCGGGTTATCAGAGGCAAACCCTAGGTAGGATACGGGCACCCCCGATTGCGCCGACACTAACTGTGCCATCATCTTGAGCTCTTCAATATAGGGCGTAGGCGGGGATGCTTGAAACTGGCCCGCGGTGATGTTCGGCAACCCATCATCAGGATCACCCGGCGGCACCACCAGGGCCTTACTCATGGCCACTTTCCACCCCATTTGGATGAGGTCGCTTTCCGTTGCATCCTCATCTAGGCCTAGCTGATCGAATGTGGCATTGAGTAGGTAGCGCTGCGGGGTGGTGTAATACTCACGGTTGAACTCCATGCCCAACACCGTTCTCACACCATGGTCGGTATAGTATTCGATGGCCGTGGTGATTTCCGAGGCACCAGCGTCCTTCCCGGCGCGGGACCGGTTCGGGATACGGACCAGGCCGCACCTGCCCCAGCCATGTTTGACGCAGATGGTTTCCCTTTCCGCTTCGTGGGGGTCGGTGATGATAGAGATCACCCGGTCCGGCAGGTGCAGGGTTTGGTATTTTTCGCCATTTTCCCCGGTTTTTTCAATATAGCCTGCTGCCATGCGGTTAAGCCGATCATCCCACGTGTAGGTGGCTTCGCCTGCGGTAACAGCATCAATAATGATGGCGGGTTCACCATCGCCGCCCGCGGATACTTCGAGGAACCCCATACCGGTTACTAAGGACTCCAGAGTAGCTTTAGCGAATTCAGAGGACAGATCGTTTTCGGCAAAAACTTGGTCCAGTTCGCTGATGTCCGACTTTGGGGAGATCCACCCCTGCCACTCCAGCCGCTCCGCCAAGGAGTCAACCACAATCTCGGGCCAGCCGACGACCGCCCGGATGCTGCTAGCAACCGCCGGCAAGGCGATGTTTAGATCTTTGAGGGCGTTTTTGCCCTCATAGTAAGCCCACTTCAGCTTGTTCTTCCGGGCGTGTTCTTGCAGCCGCCCCGACAACTTAGCGATGAGGCCGCGCTCGTCGTCTGCGAGCTCGTAGTCGCGGATTAGTTCGAGGGTCATCCGATCATCACTCTCCTTCGCTTCTTAGGGCCGGCCTTGCGGCGGGCACGGACTTTACCGGAGTTCAGGGCCTCACGCCGGCCGACGTTGGCGGCCACCATGGCCACGCACAAATCCACAAGCTGGTGGCTGTCACGGCTGGTTTTACCAATCGCCAAACCAAACTTGTTCCAGCGGATTTTCGTGTTGTTCACGTGCGCTGTGAGCGCCGGGTCACCATCATGCCGGAATGGCCCATCCAAACCGTCTTTGTCGATAAGGTCCTGGATGATCTCCACCTCCTGGGAGAAGTGCCGGTTCCGGTCGGCGGCGCCGGGTTCGGAGAGCCGCATGTCCCAGAGGACGGAGTGGGTTTTTGTTGCCCAGCAGCGGAGTTTTCGGCGGAAATCACGATGCCATGTGTCGATGAGGGGCCGCCAGTAGGAGGCTTCGGTGGTGTCATCTTTGGCGGGTGATGGGTCGACGCCGAACCAGACGACTTTGTATAGTTCCATGATTTCTCGCACCCGGGCGTCCACCTGGTCGCGGTCGACGAGGTAGCCTTCGCCGCGGGGGCCGCGGGGCCTCGACCACACCCCGAGGGTTTGGTTGAAACCATCACTGATTCGGCAGCCCATGAGGGCAGTGGCATCTTCTGATTTAGAGCAGTCGAGGAACATAGCGATCTGATCCCCCGGCTCAAACTGGCGGCTGGGGTCGGCGAGTGCCGCCCACGCTTTAGCAGACACGTAGGAGTCCTCAGCGTCCCCGAGTCCATTCATGTAGAAGCGGATGGCATCACCTGCCGAGAGTTCGGGGTCCACCACCTCATCGGAGAGGCGTTCGAGGTCGGCCCAGGGGGCGTCGGAATAGGCCTGCTGGAGCGCCAGCATGCGCTGCTTGGGGTCGTAGATATCTAGCTTGGGGTCAAATTCAATGGAGTCATAAAGGATGTCTTTCTTTAGTTGGGGGTATTTGCCGGATTGTTGTTTCTGCCATGCTTCGAAAGTCTTTTCGCCGATGGAGTCCTGGCCCCGCTGGTGAGCGTTGGTGAAGTCCACCATTCGGGCCTGCACGCTTTTCTTTGATTTGCCAACGTTTCGGCGGGCAACCTTGGCGACCGCGTGCCCACCGGAGCGCTGGGTCATGTGGTGGGTTTCATTGAGCACGATGAAAGTAGCAGGGTCGCCTTCGGAAGACCGCTCTGAGGCTGTAAGTACTTCGATGCGGGCTGGGGAGGTCTTCACGAAGGTCGCGGTGCGGCCTTTATCCAGCCCGTAGTAGTTGGTGGCTTCAACACCGAACTGACTGTTGGCAACCCGGAGGACGTCTTTGGATTGCTCTTCGGAGTTGGAGGCTATCTGCACCAGGGGCATAGTGTGCTGTTTGCCTACGTATCGGGTGCCGTCCCAATGCAGCTGGGAGGGGCCGAGTAGCTCGATGTTGCACATGGCGGCAGCTAGCGGATCTTTGCCGCTGCCCTTACTGCCGCGCTTGCAGCCACGCCGGTAGATGAAACGCCCCTGGTCGCTGAAAGCGTACCAGAGGATGAGGAATCGGGCTTGCCCTGGGGTGAATCGCCAGGGTTCGCCGTCGTCGTTGAGGAGGCCGGGTTCGTCGGTACGCCATTCGGCCCAGTCGATGACCGCGGGACCTAGGGAGTGGGCGATGAGGTCCAGTTTCTCATCCATGGTGGTAGGCCACGGAAGCGTGCACCAGGCGCCTTTATCGCCGAGATAGTAGCCGGGTGGCATGGTGAGGTTAGAGATTAGCGAAGCGGTCATGGGCGTCGATCACCACCCCATCATCTTCGGGTTTGACTTGCTCAACATCGCCGATTTCCCATTGGAGGCGTTTCATGGCCATGGGTGAGAGCCCCAGCCGGTCTTCGATTTGGCGAAGCTCCGCCATGGCGGTGGCGTTGACCACGCTGTTATCAAGCTCGTCTTGAATGGCGTTCCGTAGGATAAGGTAGCGGGCGACCAAATACTCGTCGCCGTTGCGTTCCCACATGACTGCCTGGGGTCGTCGCCAGAGTTCTGCCCAACCGCGTTGTACTCGGCCGGGCAGTGGCCAGCGGGGCGCGCGTCCCTTTCGCCCGTCGGCGGGGAGCGTCACCCAGTCGGGCCTGGCGTTGCGGCGGCGGGCGTTCTTTTTCGGGGGTGGTCCGGGCACGGTCGGCACCCCCTTTCGCATTCTTAGGTTTTCCTAACCTTTCCTTTAGGTTGGCCTTGGGAACCCGTACAGGCTGTCAGGCTCTTTGCCCTCCGCGGCCCGAGGGCCGCCGAGGGGGGTATCCCCCCTACCCCCGGTCGGTATCAAACCTGCTAGTGTGGGGAATGTCACAAAATGAGGGGGTGGGGGGTCGCTTCACTCTCGCTACCCGGGCGGCACGCCCCGCCAGGGCTTCACGTTGCGTTTTGGCCTTGTGACATAGAACACAGAGCGATTGGAGATTGCTAAGAGCATCGTATCCGGGGCCGCGGGTGTTGTCGATGTGGTCTACTTCGGCGGCTGGGCTGCCGCATTGTTGGCATGTGTAGCCGTCGCGGGCAAGGATTTTCTTGCGGATATGAGTTTTCACGTGGGTAGGGGCGCCGTTTCGCCATGCTGCCATATGGATTCCCTCCCTGAAGGTCAGAAAGTAGGAGGAGTGGAGCGGCAATCCCCTGCCCCACGAGCTATCCGGGGTGAGGAGCCATCAAAACGCCCCGGGGCGACGCGAGCCCTAAACCCTCCACTGGTTTTTCTGCAGGCTGCGTCGTCGCGTCGATTATATCATCTGCTGTGACAGCAGGCAAAGGCATATTTTTCAGGTGGCCTAGAACCTCACCAAGTCGATAGCATGCGATGCGATCAGTGCTTAGGTGCGTGCTGATGTGTCCGCGCTCAGCCCACTTGCGTAGCAGCGCACGGCTAACCGTATACCCTTCAGCATGGGCAGCATGGATGATAGTGCGCCACGTCAACCACGGCTCGCCGGCATCGCACACCATGGGCTGCCCAGCGCGGAGGAAATCCAGGAGTCTGGACTCCAGGTAGCGGAGTTCGGCGTGGATGTCGGGGGCGAAGTCCAGGGTGACGATGAGTCCAGCATTGAAGGCGAGGAAGCCTAGGAGTTGGTGGGCGTCGCAGGTGAGAATACGGCTTGGCTGGATATGGTTGGCAATGTCTCGGGCAACTTCAAAGAGCCTAAGGGTGAGGTCGATATCTAGGGCGGTGGCGGCCCCGCCTGGTGTAGTGGGGTGGGCCCCGGGTTTCTTACCCCCCTGGGGGTTCGTTATACGGGTGGGGGTGGGGTACTTGGCTGCTTCTAGTTCTATCCAGAGGCCCTGTAGGCCCCGTAGCGTGGCGCGTAGGCCTGTCTCGGTGGTGGTGGCGGCGCCCATGGTTTCCTCCCGTTCCCCAGCTGGTATGCGTGGGCTAATGGTAAAGCTGAGGCTTGGCCACTAGAGGTATTCACCGCACCCTGGGAGGCGAAGGGCAGGGGTGTGGTTACTTTGTGGGGCGTGAGGCGTGCCATCGTTTGATTTCGGCAGCGTCCCATAGGCGGGTGCGCTCTAGCTGGAATACGGGCTGTGGGGCTTGGCCACGGGCAACATAGCTAGCGAAGGTGGCCTTAGCGACGCCGATGTGCTGGGTGATAGCCGTGACGGTCCAGTATTCTATTCCGTCATCGGTGATGGCTGTTCGGTGCGGGATGTCTTTGGCAAGGGTGATATCAATCATCGTGGAGTCTTTCTAATGGAAGCTGGGGTTCAACTTGAAAACCCCACTAGCCGAAGCTGGTGGGGTTGCTGGTTAGCGGCGCCAGCGGCCAGTACAGGTGATGTACCCGAGGATTACAGCGGCAATAACGAGTAGCGTAGCAGTGGCAATGCTTACACTTTTGTTATATAACGCAGTGATTATCGCCGCGGTAAATGCGGTTACCGATACGATGTACATGGGTCGCGCTTTCATGGGCTTTCCTCCTTCCTGGGGATTCACGTGGTAGGGTGGTGGGGTCTCCCCCGGGTGAGCTAAGTTGCTGTTAGCTCACCCGGGGGTTACCGTTGGCGCTTACCGCGGCGGTAGCGTTTCCGCTTCCGATGCTTGCCTCCGGGTTTCCTGCCTTGCAAGTAGGTCAGGATGCCGGTGGCTACGGCAATCGCCGAGAGAGCCAGGCTAACCTTGTCGGTCATCTGGGGTCACCTCCCCTCCACTATTGAGTTTTCTGTAAACCGTTTGGCTTACACTCTTTATTATACAGCGTGGCGCTGTATCTTTCAAGTGGGGGTATAGGTTTTTAAGGCAATTTAAATGTGTTCTTTACCACATTGATTCGCCGGGGGTTCGTTCAACCATGAGCATCAGCCGGCACGCACCCACCCACCATTTCGCCACAGCATCCGGGTCCTCTACCAGGCAACCACTTCCGCTGTAGCTCATCAGGAGCACCTTGCGCTGCCTGTCGAGATCGAAAAACCAAAAGTCGCCTATCATGTCGCCCCAGACATTCTGCGGGATAAGATTCAGTCGCACCCCATAGAGAGAACTGATATCCGAGTTCCCACATGTCAGAGGATCCTCATATTCGCTCGAATGCTGGATCAGATAGAGTGATTCGCCAGATAAGAATGTTGGTAATTCTTCCTCCAGGGCGAGTGCTAAATCTGCTGCTTTTGCGTAGCGGACGCAATCAATTGTTAGGTCTAATACTGCGACTCCCCGCCATGATGGAGTAATTCTCTCTAGCAGTAAAACGGGAGTGCCAGAAGATATTTCAATGCATGGCTGCCCCACCAAACACCCCCTAAACTCGATCGGTACTACACCAAGAGCCAACCCACGGTACGGCTCTAACTCTGCAGGCATGGGCGGGTAAAGATCATACAAGCTCATGGTGGCTCCTTGGTATCACCTAGTTGGTTCTATTTTATGGCGGGGATTATTTTTCTTGGTCTGCGTAGATTACTCCGGGGTGGTGTTTGTTGTGCCACATGAGTCGGGCGCCGCAGGTGACGTCGAGGATCATTTAATGAGCTTCCCTTCTCTGGTGTAGCCGGCACGCTGACGCCAGGCTTGCTTGGCGGGGGTGTCATCGTCGTCGGGGTCGGTCGCCCATTCGAGATAGTCCTCGAAGGTGATGCCTTCGTCAGATATGCACCGCCATTCACCCACGTAGTTCCATACTTCAGGGAAGGCCATGTCGCAAGCTAAGCAGCTTTTCAGTTCATAAAGGCCATCGCAGTTTACATATTTTTCCCAGCAGTATTCCTCACCAGGGTTGATTACCGCCCCGCACGCATAGCACTCGTGTGGTTTCCTAGCGCGCCGGGTTTTTTCGTCTAACAGCGTACACATTATTGTTTTTCCTTATAGATTCGTAGGAACACGCCGGTGATAGCTGGCCCGTTGCTGTCGGCTTCGGCGTAGCGTTTACGGGCGTGCCATGTGGTGATTCGGGAGTCGTTTTTGAGCACACCGGCCCCTTCTAGGGCGTCCTCTAGCGCCCTACATAGTTCGTTGAGGTCGTATGAGGATTTGGACGTGGGGAGTATGCTGCGAACGCTTTTAGGGCGGGGTAGGCAGAAAACCGCTTGCACCAGCACCGCTTCGTCGATGGGTTCCTTCAGTTGGCGGCTGCGGTAGGTGGCGAGTTGGAGTTGCGCGGATTGCCGCCACGCCCGTGTGCCGGGGTTGTCTTCGATGACTCGCCCGCCACCCACATAGCGTTTAGACCCTTGGGGTTTGGGGTCACCGGCGATGTGAGCGATGAATGCAGGCTCGGGCTGGGCACCCAAATACTGTCCAAACAAACTTTCGATTTCGGTGTCGGTGGCGCCGGGTAAAAGCCGTTCCCGGATGGCGTCAAAGAACGGGTCGCGGCTCATGACGCCACCCCCACTGCTACGAGTTCGCCTGAAAGCTCTTCTGCCGGGTTTGGATCATGGTTTGGGGTATCGGTGTGAGCGCCCCGGGTTTCGGCCTTCTGCGGGACTTCTGGGGCGGTTTCTTGGGCAGTTTGACGCCCCAGGATGCTGTCCAGCTTCTCACGTAGGTGTGCGGGCATGCCCCGCCCTACCGGCCGGGGCTGGGTCTCTGCTTTCGGTTTCGGTAGCTCGCCAGTGTGGTCACAGTGCGCCACACCCGTCGTTTCACCTGCGGCGTTCTTGACCGCCACGTAGCCCAGCTCGTCGCACAAGGGGCAGGCGTGGATAGCTGCTAGATGTGCCTGCTTTTCCGCTACGGCGCGCTGCTCGAACCACTGCCGGGACCGCATGCAGTTACGGCAGGGGGGTACTTCTTCCCGCGGCAGGTAGGCGTGTTTCCGGCACCGCGGGTCGTCAGGACTCGACCACTCCGCAGGCGTGCCAATCACCTGGTACGCCCGGACAGCAGCAACCACAGCCTGATCCTTCGCGGTTACGGTTTTCTCACTGGTGGGGTTAAGACAGGCAGGCACCCGCCCATCAGCACAATCCGTGTCGGACACCTGGGCGGTCTGGTGATCGGCGAGGTCAGGCAGCCCAGCCCACGGATCCTCAAGAACCGGGGCAGGCGCGGGCTCTACCGCAGACTGGGGATCAACCACCACCGGCCGCGGGGCGCCCACCGGCTTCGACTCTTGAGACTCCGGGGCGGCAGAGTGGCCGACTGCGGTAGCAGGCGCCACCCCTGCGGGGGTCAATTCAATTTCGATTTGAGAAGAGGGAGAGGGGGCGTCGGGCACGGGGCAAAGCGCAACAGGGGCCGCTACCGAACCACGGGCTTTTCTTTCCCCTTTCTTTTTATAGTTCTCTTTCTCATTCTCTTTCTCGGCAGGTTTTGCTAGCGGCTTGCTAGCTTTTGCTACCTTTTTGCTAGAAACACCCTTTTGAGCTGCGGCTTTAGCGAGCCCGCCTTTACGGCCAGCTGCGCGCCGGGCTTCACGCACCGCCTCAATATCGGCAGTGGTTTGCTGATGCTCCGCATAATCATGGATGAAATAATCGGTGTCGCCCTCGGAAAGCAGGGGGCGTTCGGGATCACTGTCTAGAAGCTCTTCGACGATTTCTGACGTCCACATAGCAAGCGCTAACCGCTTCCTGATTCGCCCATCAGTATGATGCCAGGCCGACCAAGCAATCATCTCGATAAAAGCCAGCTTGGCGCCCGGCGATAACGGAAACACCTTTGGGTTACCGAAAAAATCGAGAGTGATACGGATAAACAGCCGGTCATCCTTGGGGGCAGTGGCAGTTTTCGTTGCCATAATGGGTCTCCTTTAGGTGGTGGCAGCTTGCTAGCTTTTGCTAACAACGGTGATAAATGTTCTATTTGTGATTTTTTCTGTGGGGATATGGGGAATTTCAAGCACGATATGTGTTTAAACATGTATAGGGCAAATATTAAGTAATGCCGCCCCTTATGTCAACACACATTGTGCACATGATAGGGTTAAATGGTGGATAAAAGTAGCATTTTTGGTCAGAATCTCATCTACTACCGGAAGAGGGCCGGATGGTCATTAGCGGAGCTAGGTCGCCAGCTAGAAGGAGCCGGCCATACAATGCACATGACCAATCTCCGGCGTATCGAATCCGGGGAGCGCATACCGCGAATCTGGGAAGCTACTGCCCTAGCCGAAGTGCTAGGCGTTCCAGTGGAAGCTTTCACTATTGACCCCAGCGCTAGCGAAAGCCTGGCAGGAGTTACGGATAAGCTATCGGAACTTACCGACACCACCGAGAAGTTCATAGCAGCCGCTAACGAAGCCCTAAACGCCAGCGAAGCCCTAAGCCGGGCGATTACCGAAGCCGAGCGCGCCGGGGTGCCACCGAAGCTGCTTTTAGAGGCACGAGAGCAACTTCGGGAGTGTGGCGGAATCATGGCGGATAACCGACTAGCAATCCAATAATTGGAAAGTTTGTTCTACTTATTTTTGGTCGGGGTGATCGACGTGCGCTAGTACCGTGAGGATACCTGCGGCTAGCCGGTAGAGCTGATCCCGGGTGATGTGGTGGGCGTCTCGCTTAGTTTCCGTCCTCAGGATGATGTGGTCAGGGCCGCAGTGGTCAACCATCACGAATCCTTGTAGCGCGCCGTTTTGCAGCACTAAGAGCCCGTCCCTGTAGCCTTCGTCGTCGATCCTGCCGTATCCTACGCTGTCTGTTGGCTGGTAGGTTGGGCTGTCGGTCAGAGCCTCGATTGTATCAATGATCGTGTTGATGTCTTGGCGGTCCAGGGGCTCTGCGGGGGCGTATTTTTTGAGCCGGCCGATGGCCTCCAGCATCGGCGCTAGGCTATTTGCCGGGGTGTTCATTTTTGTGTCGTTCTCTGGTTTTAAGGTTTTCCGCCTGTAGGAGGATGACTAGCGCCATTCGGGCTAGCTGGTAGAGGTTTTTCTGCGTGATCTTGCAGGCGTCGTACTTACAGTCATCACTGACGGTGATGGTGATATCGTCGGGCCCTTGATGGCTGATCTCGATAATGTATTTTGATCCTTCTCCGATCCCTGGCAGGTCGGGGAGGAATTCCACCAGCACCCCATAGTCGTCGGGTTTATCTCGGAATTCAGGCTGGTTTAGCATCTCTTGGTAGTCGGTGTCGTCTAGCAGGAAATTTATCCAGCGGGACACCACCCGTAGGTGTTTTTCATCCTCCTCATCCAGGAGGGTTGTTTCCTCCCGGAGATACTTCAGGCTGTCTAGCATTTGCTGGATTGAGGGGTGATCCGTCATTTCGTTCCTTCTTCTTTGTTCCATTTCCAGTGGAATCCGGTGTCGTAGTCGTGGTGGCCGCCGCGGTGCCCGCTGCGCCTGGCGCAAATGTGTATTTGCTGGTGTGGGTGATAGCCGGTGGCTTCCAGCGCGCAGCAGCGGTTAGCCGCCTGGAGGCGTTCGCATTTCATTTCGAGCCGGAGTTTGTTTTTCTCATTTTCGTAGAGGGCATCACGGATTTCCGGGTGCTTTATCATAGGTGCCACCTATTTTTCACCGTGTAGGGCTTGGTTGCCGGCCGGGGTGATAGTGCCGTCCTCGGTGACGTACCCGAGGGCTTCCATGGCCCGTACCCCAGCCCGCCCGGTCTTTTTACCTGCGGCGTGCCTGCGGAGGGATCGTAGCGCTAGGCGGGATTCGTAAGTGGGAGTGTTCGTCGTGGTCATTCCTATGCTCCTTGTTTCGTCACTGTGACGGATGTGTCGTTGATGTTGAATCGCCCATCAAGGAAACGGCTGATGAAGTATTGTTGGCCTTTACCCGTGACTTTCGGCGTTTTATTGACCGTGATATGCCCATCAGCGTGGGTAATAACGGTTTCTTTGATCTCGAAGAGGCCCAGCTCCATGGCTTTCTGCGTAGGGCTGTTCCAATCAGCGCCACGGCGGGAGGTAAGGAACCCATGGGCCCTTAGCCAGGTGAAGAGCCGGTTAGCACCAATATCAACGCAGTTGCCTTTGAGGATCTTCGCCAAATCCCCCACCAGGATCGAGGTGGTCGATGCGCTCACAGCATCAGCAAAAAGCACCTTGGGCGCAGCCTCTTCCACCCGGGTTTCCAACTCCAAACGCTGAGCCCGCTCCTCCTTCAACTGCGTAGCCAGGCGGATAATAAAATCCGGGTCAGACAACGCCTGGGCTGTCGCTTCCGGGGTGAGATACCCGCCATGCGACCGAATCGCCGGCAGCACCTCTTCCGTCACCCAGTCCTGGAACCTCTCGGCCAAGGCGGCATGAGATTTTAGAATTGCCAGATACAAGCCGGGTTCACTAATGACAGCGAATTTTTGGCTACCACCAAGGGTATCGAGAATCTCGATACCCTTTTGATGGTCACGCACGAACCTCGTAACCTCACCAGTGGTTCGATACCCCAAGGCTTTCGCTACATCGGCGGCAACCCACCATGGGGCACCGCAGCGGGTGACGACTCGCACTTGCGTACCATTAAACGAGAACGGTGTGATTTTGTTATCCATACTATATGGGTTCCTTACTTTGTTATTAATGGGGGCAGCTAGGGTTCAACTCCGAAAACCCCTGATATGCTTGCCACGGTACGTACGAGACCATCAAAAGGGCTGGGCTTCAACTCGAAAACCTCCTGATATGCTTGAGCCTCGTAGCCTTCCAAGAAACCTCAAGCTGGGCTTCAACTCGAAAACCTCCTGATATGCTTGCCATAGACCCAAAAACAAGGCCCAAGCAAGCAATATCGGGGGATTTCGCTTTAAAAAATGCAGGCTAGCTAAGTGTTTTCCCGGTTTTTCGTTTTACGCCGCCGGCGTTTTTTCGGCGTGTAATAACGGCCTGCTACTACCCCGTCGACGGGCATTCGTTGTTCTTCCATGCGCTCCAGGTAGCGGCCACACGCCTCCAGCAGCGGGCACTGATCGCAAAGCTGTTTCGCCTGTTCATGGCGGGCCAGCATCATTTCTTCCTTCTCCATGTACAGTCGTCCATCCCAAAACGGAAGGAGTACCTGATGGCACGGGGCAGTAAGAATACCGTCGGGAGTAAGCGGCCGCTGTTGCCGGCTGGTGGTTTTAGCGGTTGTGGTCATCTCGGAGACGCTTTACCACCCGATCATTTGGTTTTTTATCACCACCATCAGCACCAGCGGCACCAGTGATTTTTTTCAGGCAAACCCCTACCTGGCTGTCTCCGTCCAGGTATTCCATCACCGTGGTCATGAACATCACGGTCACCCTGCGGCAGTCGCGGGCGGCCATGTGGGCGCCGATTGAAACGCCCAGGGCGGTGAGAGAGATAGCGATTGCCACTATCGAGATGACGAGTACGGGATTCATTATGACTCCTTTTCGGTTTGGTTGTTTCGGATATGGGCTGCCGCATGAATTGCGTAGAGGAACGGGTGATCCAGCGACCTGGTTTCTGCATCAAGCTGGCCGAAGGGCACTAAATCGCTATGGTTTGGGTTGGTGGTGGTGCGCCACGCAGCCCACGCATCGTGGACGTCTTCCAGCGTCGTGTAGATGCCTTTAGCACGCATCAGCACCGCGTAGATCAGGAAAAGCGGCGCCGCCTCGGCTGTCGCTTCGAACCCTTCCGGCAGGTTCTCCACGATCAGGGCAGCATCCTCTTCCAAGTAGTTGAGCTTCGTCATTGGCTACTCCTTAACTTCTGTTTTTGGGGTGCCCCGTGGCTGAGGAAGACCACGGGGCACCGGGTTCCCGCCCGGCTAGTTAGGCGGGTAGCGCTCATGGCGGGGGTCGAACCCGCGTAAAACCAACCAATATCTTGACCAAACACGAAACCAACAAGCAGTCTGGTTTTACCTCACCGGAGCATGAGCCTGACAGGAGCCCGTTTTAGGCCCCTGGTTAGATGCCCTCCCCGCACGAGGAAAGGGCAATTGGGTGTTTCCACTATCGAGTTCGCTGTACAACACGCCCCACGCTGGGGCCTAGCACCCTCCGGGGGGATCGAACCCCTACGCCTTTTGGGGCGGCCTACCAGGCCAGGGCTATCCTTATTTATCCCGCTAGCTGGTCTCAGCGCCGCGGGCCAGCGAGGCATTCGCCCACATCATCGCCTCCTCCAGACGCTCCAAGGCCAAGTTTTTCTCCCTGCTGTCATCAAGCATCGCCTCCAGATTCCGGGCGAAATTCTTAAACTGGCGGCCCACAGCGATCCGCAGCGCCCGGGTTTCATCATCCAAAACCCGGTAGTCAAACCGCCGGTCCAGCTCTTCATATGGGTCGTAGTACGGGTCAGCGCTATACGGGGTAGTAGACATTCTTTGTTTCCTTTCTGATTAGAGGTTTTAGGAGCGCTCACGCATGAAACCGCGAGCTTGCTGGAGTGCGATTTCGACTGCCTCGTCCATATCGCCGATGACCGCGGTGCCGTATTCCTGAACTATCTGTAGTGTGGTCATGACCGCATCTAGCTCACCACTGCTGTAGAAATCAATCAGCAACGGGGCTTCTTCACGCCCTGGCATTAGGCACCTCCCCCAGCAGCAGCCCGGCAATCATCACTCACCCGGGCAAGATAGCTGTCCAAATGTTCACGCTCGATCAGGTACGGGGACCGCGGCCGGGCGGTTTTCCGACTATAGGGGATCTCCCCACTCAACAGCAGCACCCGCAACGTTTGACGATGGATCTTCGTATATGCGGCAGCCTCCGGCAGTGTCAACCACTCCCCCTCCCGGCGCGGGCGGCGGCGTTTAGATGCGGGGGTTTTACAGCGGCTCATGCTCACTGCGCTTTCTCTGCTAGTGGTGCGGTGGGGTAGTTTTTCTCCCCACGCAGGCCTTGTTGGAGCCGGTCTAGCACGTCGTCGATGTTCATTTGGTAGGCTTCTAGGGTTTTCCGGGTGGCCTTGTTGCGGTAAACACCTAGCGTGGCCAGCCACATGGTCAGTGTGCGGCGGTCGATCACGTACATGGTTTGCTCCCGGCCGCGTTCAGTCACCAGGGGGATCCGTTCGATTTTCGCCCAGCATGTGAGTTTTAGGCGGTCCTGCTGCGTGGGCTGATGGATGCCCAGGCTGTTACACACCGACGAAAGCGTGACCCAGATTCGCCCATCAATCAGGGTCGCATCGACCGTGTTCGGGGTACCAGGCACTTTCACTTTGAATAAATAATGCATTCGTGTTACACTTCCTTTATCGTTTCTTGTTCCGCCCCGCTGTGAAGCGGGGTTTTTGCTTTTTACTGGGCTTTACGACGGGGCGCTGATGTTTATACTTGGAGCGTGGATATCCCCTTGGTTTCCCTTGTCACGGCTACTGCTATCAGCGTGGTCAGCCTGGGTGTTGCCGTAGCGAGCCATTACGATGCGAAGCGCGCTAACCGTCTTGCTGAAATTGCTAACGAAACCGCTAGAGAAAGCTTGGACGCTGCCGAAAGGGCTAACCTGGCTGCAGAACACGCCAACGAGATAGCCGAGGATGCGAACCGCATCAGCGGTAGAGCGCTGCAAGCTAGCACTGATAACCTGATCTACGAATGGGGAATCAAGCTCAGCAATAAGACTGCGGTCAGGGTCGCTACCATCACAAACAACAGTCCCCACGACGCAATGCACCTCACCGTTATCGCCGAGTGCGAAGGCCACCCCGTCGGGGCTGTTAAAGCCGAGCACTTGCCCGGATTCGGCCAACTGCACCTCAACCTGGCGGAAGGCCTGAACCAAACACCCGCACGCCATGTCAGTAAGCCTGCTATCAGCAGCCAGGCTATCGTTCTCGGGGGTCGTCAAACCCGGAAAATCGTATTCCATATCCAGTGGCAAACCCCACTTGGTGTGCCTCGAAGCCACATAATCGAGAAGAGACTGCGCAACAAAAACCGGTAGCACCTTAGCTCCCATCTTGTTTTACGGGTTCCCGTGCAACCAGATCGCAACTATCTAACAGCTGGGCTGCGCGTAAATGTGCTTCACGACGCCGAAGGATGTCGGCTGCCTGTACCATATCAATACCGTGATAGCGAATACTTTCCAGATCCTTGGTTGTAACACCTAAGAATTCAGCTAATTCTTGATCGCTATTAGCCCCAATACCTTGTGCAATCTCGTCTAGTGCTCCTGGACGGATCTTTCTTTTTGGCATAATCACCTTTAATTCATTCCAAACTTTTGAATCTATTATGAATCTATGGATTCATTTTGTCAACATCTAATACAAAATGAACTTGATCCTTTGTTGTCAATGATTCATAATGAATCTATGGCCTTTAGTGACTGGTTAAAATCATTGCCCGGCGCACCAACACCGACTATCGCCGCTAAGCGCTCTAATCTCTCAGGCCCAACTCTCCTACGCCACTCAGAACGGGGATATTCAACTGCGGATAACGTCATCACAATCGCTCGTGCCTACGGAGTAAATCCAGTTGATGCCCTTGTGGATAACGGGATTCTTCAACCAGAAGAATTTGGCGGTGAACGATCTACGGTTAAAAGCGCGCTCAAAGAAGCAACTGTTGCGGAATTACTTGAGACACTTGTTGAATACGTGAATAATTCAGGACTAATCGAAGGAAAATTTGAAACCAACCTTATCGCCGAATAGAACGAATAATGCATTTGTGTTACGCTTTCTTTATTTCTTTGTTCCGCCCCGCTGCGAAGCGGGGTTTTTGCTTCCATATACAATGAGTCATCCTGTATCAGGAATGCATCGAGACTGTGTTATGATTGACACATGGAAGGAGTTGGCCAGTGGATACGGGAGACTATCGGTGACGATTCTTTGCGGCAAGCCGCAAATCTTGCCGGACTATCACCTGCAACACTTAGCCGGCAAGTAGCCAACGAGTCAGTCACGGTCGAAACGACGGTCAAGATCGCCCGAACATACCAGGTGAGCGTTATTCCTGCCCTTATCATCCTTAATGTCGTTACAGAAGATGACATTGCCCGATTTGCTAGCAAAGCCGCAGTACAAGATGCCACCGACGAAACACTCTCCACGGAAGTCTTACGTCGCATGAAAATCGGTTCCGAATTTACGGCCAATAGCAAACCCCACACGGCATACCTCGCAACCACATAATCAAGAAGCGCCTGCGCAATAGAAACGGGTAGCATCTCAGGCCCCGTCCAAAACGAGGATTTTGTCAGGCCGGGCACCCAAATCGGCGAGAGCGTCCAAAACCGTGATAGTGGGTTTCCGAGTGTTCAGGGCGCTTGACCAGGTTTTTCTACTAATTTGCGTCTTCTCTGCTAATGCAGTATTTGAGGCTATTTGGTGCATTCTTTTAACTCGATCAACCTCATTTAAATTGAGTAAATACATTCTCTCTTTAGCTTTCTTCGCGTTGATATGTAACCGAATTTACACAATTACTCATTGGAGAGCAACGTATATTACTCATGCAAATATGGCAAATAACTAAACCCCCAGCCCCCAGCACGCCCACTGAGTAAAATATTACCCAGAGTGATAGCATATTTGTATGGAGATCAAGCGATGGTTGAGCGAATCAGCACACAGGCGGATAACGGATCAGGAAATCGCGTCGATCCTTGGGGTTACGCGCAAAACCGCTAATAAGCGTCTAAATGAGGGCTTGCCGTCAGATGATTTGATACGACTGTGCGACGAATTGGGTATTAATCAAACTTTAGCTTTGGTTGAATTAGGTCATCTTACGCATGAAGACGTGCTTGAGTATCTGGATTCGGAGGGGCAGCTCCTGGAGACCGCCGATGATGCCGCCCTGGTGCTAGAGCTAGCGCGCCGACTGGTCCCCAAATCTAAGATATTGGAGCAAACGGTGAGGCAGACTTCCACCGACAATAAGCCTGGTGCCCGCAAAACGCAGCGTGAAGCCCCTACTAGCGTTAGTGCTGCTGATGTTTTTGATGATGATGCGATTATTGCCCAGATTAATGCGGGTGTGGAGCGGGTGGCTGCGCAGAAGGCAACTCCCCCCATCGAAGAGCATTTCACGTAGAGCTTCCCAAAGACTGGCCCGTGAGGATGTTAAAGTCAATTTTGTAAATGGAAAAGAACAGTAGGTTGTGCCTTGATGGGGAACATTACCCACTAGGCTAAGGGATATGACTGGCGAAAAAGAATGGTTCAGCTCAATGATTCGACGGAAAATATCCACTACCGAATTCGCCGATCTTTTAGGCGTTTCTCGCAGGACCGCTACGACACGACTCAGCGAAGGCTTATCGGCAGATGAGTTGATATTAGTGTCGAGAAAGTTAAACCTTTCTCCTATTCATGCTCTTATCGAGCTTGGAAGACTTACGCATGCGGAAGTTTCTGATTACTTAGGTACTGAGGATGATCTTTTACTGAAAACGGCAACATCGGAACAATTGATTTACAAGCTTGCAGAGAACATACTTACCCCTCAAGCAAAAATAGAACTCGGCGCTTACGGCCGAGGGCAGCTAACCCTGACAATTGATGGCGACGTAACCACTTAATCCCATATTGCCTGCCCATAGTCATATAACTACCATTTTCCTTATGGCAAGCGGGACAAAATGGTGGCAGTATGTCACAAAAACAATCAGGAAAGACACATACAGCTCAGCCGCCAAAAGGGTAGGCGTCGACAAGTCGGCCTTTACTAGGTGGAAAAACGGTGCGCGGCCTGACCCTAATCTTGTCGTGAAATTCGCCCGCAACTACAACCGTAATGTTTTAGAAGCTCTAGTAGCAGCAGGCTTCCTAACCGAGGGAGAAGCTGATCTTCGAGAAGTTGATACAGGCGAGACAACGCTTAAGGAGGCTACCAACACCGAGCTAACCGAAGAGCTTCTGCTACGTTTGAATCTCTTGAAAGATGATTAGTTTCATTGGTTGCGATTTCGCACTTGCACAATTACGGTTTGTTTTATGGAGCAGAGTCGCTGGTGGAAGTACGTAATCAAAACGATTGACGGACGGACTTTCAAAGAGGCTGCTCAAATCGCAGGCTTTGACCAATCTGCCTTTACCCGTTGGAAGAATGGGGCTAAGGCTGACCCAAGCTTTGTTGTAAAATTCGCCCGCAACTACAACCGAAACGTGTTAGAAGCACTCGTGGAAGCGGAGTTTATTACCGAGCAGGAAGCCGGCCTGCAAAGGGTAAATATCGAAGGAGTTGCGCTAGAGGAAGCTAGCGACGAAATGCTATCTAGCGAATTCCTACGCAGACTGAAAAACAAACGAAGCATCGAGGAAAAGCTCCGGCGCTGAGACCCAATTCCGAAACCCTTCGATATGCCTTGCCTTATCGGGGTTTTAGTTTGATATACGCGATCATGTCTTGGTTTCCTTGTTTTTGAGATTTATTACACATATTTTTTCGCCAAAATTTATTGCCTTCTGTGTGGTTTTGTTTCATAATTGTTTAAGTCAGTTATCAGTTTGAGGAGCCAATCGTGAGTGATGCTGAACAACGGCTGGAACATTTATTGCATCAGTTTGATGTTCGTCTTGTCGAGACGGGGGCACTTACCCCACGCATGAATGCGTGTTGGCATCCCCTGACTCGCACTATCTACACCAGGCATGCGTTAGACCCGGTGACCCGGGTGTGCGCTATCGCCCATGAGCTAGGGCATGTGTATCACAGCCATGACTGCTCCACACCGGATAATGAACGCGAAGCCGATG